GCTCTTCGACGAGCAGCGTCGAAGAATGGGCTGCGGAGAGATGTCCGAGTGGTTGAAGGAGCGCGCCTGGAAAGTGCGTATACGGCTTATCCCCGTATCGAGGGTTCGAATCCCTCTCTCTCCGCCATATACCGTCGCAACTCGTTGATTCGTAACGGGTTTTTTTTCGGACCTTCGCCGGGTCCTACTCCGGGTCCTACTTTGCGACAACGCTTGCCCCCCCCGGCGGGGGTCACGCGCGGGCGGTCGATCAGGCGCTGAAGGTCGAGGTCGCCGAAGTCGCGTAGGACGGTGAGCAGGTCGGCCAGCGGGTCGACGGGCAGCAGGTCAGGCGCTCAGGTCACGCGCAGGCGTAGGCGATCTCGGCCTTCTGGCGCAGGCTGCGGCCGGGCTCGCGGTGCGCTGCGGTCTTGTGACGCGAGGGAAGGCGGGCCCCGGCATGCTCCACGGCTTGCGCGCGGCGGATGGCGGCCATCGATTCAGTATGCCTATTGGACATGAAAAGCGTTCTGCGCTACGCGCGCGCGTATCGCACTTCGCGTCTGGCGTCCAATAGATGTTGCATATCGCTCCCCCGGCGCGCGGCGTCAGCACGCCCAAGGCGCGCGTCGAGCAGGACGGCCAGCGGCCGATCACGCGCGAGGCGCGGGTCACTGCCCCCGCGCGTCGGTGCACTTGCGGCGCGTCCTAGGCGGTCAGGCGGCGGTCATTCCAGCCACGGCGCACCGCCAGCCGCTCCCCGCTCCAGGGCACGCGCGGCGGCGGTCGGTGCAACGCTCTGCTGCGCTAGGCGCATCACGCGCGCCAGCTGGATTGCGCGCTTCGATTCCCGATCACGCGCGGTCAGTAATCGGCTGATCTCGCCGATGTTGGCGACGGCTTCCAGTTCATCGGTGGCAAGCTGCTCGATCAGCTCTTGCAGCCGCTCGGCGCACTCGAGCGCGAGCACGTACTCCTGCAGCAACGGCTCGCTCGCGCGGCTCCACCAGCCAGCCGGCTGCGAGGCAACGATCGCGCGGAAGCGGGCCTTGCGGCCTTCGGGCCAGTCGGCGGGCGGCTCGGGCACGTAGTCATCAACGGCGAAGTCGCTTGCGGGTCGATATCTGGTCATGGTCGGTCCTCGTTTGTCCAAAGTTAGCGCAGAAAAGGCGCGGGCCGTAGTAACTTATTGATTCGCTTGGACTTTTTCCCACCCCCTCCCCCCAGACGGTCCAGGATCGCGCGGACTGGCAGGGCGCTAGGGGGGGTAGCGGTCAGCCGCTCGACGGCTCAGCGTCGCGTGCAAGCGGTTCCAGCGCTTCGGCCCTGCTCGTCTGGGCGCTGGCCTTGGCATCGGCGTTACGCGCTAACGCGGGGGACGGTCGGGCCCCGCCCCCCGGTCGCATCAGTTCGGTCGGCGCTGCCGATCCAGTTCGTCAACCCAACTCGGCGGCATTTTCGGAATCGACTTGTCGGCCAGAATCTTCAACCAAAACACCACCCCCAGGCGATCCCTTTCGTCCTCGGAATCAAGGTATGCGCGGCTGGCCTCGATGTCCTCGGGCCGCAGCCAGCGGCGCGCCTCCGTCCAGTCGATCCCGTTCGCGCGAGCGATCGCCTTCAGCCGGTCTTCGGTACTCGACAACTCGGGCTCGGGCTCCACGCCAGCAGTCGCGGGCTTGCGCGTGGAACTTGGAGGGGCTGCTACTCTGCTACTTTTGCTACTTTCGGCGCTCGGAGTAGCAACCGTAGCAAAAGTAGCAAGGGGTCCCCCTTCGTTCTCGGTAAGCAGGGCTTCCAACAGGCGCCCCATGTTCACTCCTCCCCTGACGCGATGCGCCAGACGTGCCGGCGCTTGGCTCCGTCTACTTCAGTGCCGGGCGGTTCACGCCTCGCCCAGCCGGCAGACTCAAGGATCTTCACTGCCTCGACGAAGCGATCCCGGTCGCGAATGCGGCTCGGACCGTACTGCAACGCCGCTTGGCTGTGCAGCAGCCCACGGCCCGTAGCGTGGCACCAATGGAGCAGCGCCTCGGCGTCCAGGATCCCTTGGCTCGTCTCCACGGCGCCGATCAACCGAACAGCCTCGGTCAGGTGCCAAAGCGCGAGTTCCGCAGCCCTCGCCATGACGTCCTTGCAGATGTGCGGGGCGTAGGGGTCGTCGATCAGCGCAATGACGCCCGCGACGCGGAGCGCCTGCTCGGGGGTCTTGCTCGCCCATGCCTGAACTTGGCGGTAGGGGCCGCCGTCGCGCATGCCCTTTTCAACGGCATCGTGCAGCCGGCGCCAAAGCTCAGCTGCATCCGGTTCTAGGTGCAACGCGCGCGGCGCCAGCTCCCGCGGGTCATCAGCGCTAGTCGGCAGCGGCATCCGATGCAGCAGAAGCAGCCGCTCGCGAAAGCGGACCATCGCCGGATCGTCGGTCAGGTTCTCGGCCACGTATGTGCGGGTCCCGGCGGTGCCCATCGGCCAAGACAGCAGGCAACGCGCCAGGAAGCCTTGCCGGCATAGGATGTCGTTAGCAAGCGCCTTCTCGACGATGACTGGCTGCCCGAGCAAGTGCATCGCCATGCGTCTGCCGCGCAGCGTCACGGCACCATCCGCGGCGCGGATTCTGTCAACTGGATCACCGTCCCACAGCTTGCACAACATCCCGGCCGTGCGCTGAACGGCTTCATCGCTCAGCGCATGCCCCCCGAACACAACGGACGCCTCATCGGTGAATGCACCGATGCTCGGCCGGCCAGCCATCAGCAGCTTCGCGACGCCCTCGGCGGTGAAGTCGGCCACGGTGAGCCGCGGCAGCAGCGGTGCTACTGGCTCAGGGCCGATCCGCAGAAGCGCGTCGGCAAGACCTTCTCCGCCGCGCTTGGCGCTTGCCTTCTTCGCATGCTCCCGGCGCGCCCTCCACTCCTCCAGCTGCGCGCTGTAGATCCCGAAGTCGATGGCGTACTGCCGTGCTAGCTCTTTCTCATACTCGATGGCCGCGCGCATGGCCTCGCGGTCAACGGCGCTTTTCCTTTCACCGCTTTCGGCGACGCTCACGAACCAAAGCGAAAGCGGATAAACCCTGCCATCAATGTGCACGTCGGCCAAGCCCTGCGCAGCCAGCGAAGCGGCCGCGAGGGTCGAGCTGGCGCAGATAGCATCCGGCGCCTTGATCACGCGGTGCATCGCCTGCGCGGCAGGCCCAAGGATCGCGCCGAGCTCGGCCATCGGGTACGGGCTGGCTGGCGGCACGGGGCGGCGCAGTGGCTCGGGTCGGAAGCCGGCTGCGTCAGCGTTCTCGGCGCGCCCGAGCGGCGCAATCCACGTGCTCGGGGCCTCGGCGCGCGGCGACTCAGCGCAGCGGCCGTTCGAGCGCGCGGCGACTCGGAGCACGCGCTCCAAGTCACGCTCGGCGCGCGCCTCAAGGTCGGCGAACATGCGGTCGGCGCTCATCGGACCACCCCCAGCGCCACGCGCGCTGCGCGAATGCGCTCGACGGCCAGCGCCAACCGGTCCTGGTCCGCTTCGGAAAGCGCCTTGCCGAGCCCCAAGTCAACGGCGGCAAGCAAGACGATCGCGCTCTCGAGGTCGAGCACGCCAGCGGCGGCCTTCAGGTCGGCCAGCCGGGCACGCTCCCGCAGCTCTCGCCTTGCTTCGGGCGTGGCATCTGTCAACCGGCGCGGGAACAAGTCGGCGACTCGCAGCCCGACGGCGCCGAGCACGTCGGCGGCCGAGCAACCCGCGAAGCAGCACAGCAGGATCCGACCATCCTCGCCAACTGCGATAGACAAGCTGGCGCGGCGGTCGGCGTGCGCGGGACACTTCGCGATCCAGCCCTTGCCGCATCGGCGGACGGCTTCCAGTAGGCCGAGTAGCCTTTGTGGGTCCGCAGGGCTATACTGCGCTCGCGGACGATCCATGCCTTGCCGCTCCGCGATCCCTGCGCCCGGGCCGCCAACCCGGGCGCTTTCTTTCTGGGGTGCCGCGATCATGCGCCACCCCCTTTCGCGGACGCGATGCGCTCGGCGATCCATTTCTCGATTTCCGACTCGCGCCAGACGGTGGTGTTTTCGCCGATTTTCAGGGGCTTCGGGAATCGCCCTTGGCGAATCCAAAGCCAAGCCGTACTTCGCGAAATACCGACGCGCTCAAGGACTCGCGGAAGGCGCAAAAGCCTTTCGCCTTGCGATGAATGGTGCTGCATACCGTTTGTCCTCCCCGGCCACCATCGGCCGGCGTGGGCCACGGTACGTGGGCTTCGTGCCGTCGTCAAGTCAAAAAGGGGGGCTAAGCGGTTAGCTGCTTGGGGGGTATAGCGGCTAGCCGCGAGGGGGTTTTCCGGGTGGATCGAACTGGATAACCGCGTCCCCCCAGTCAATCTCGGCGGAAAGGCGGTCCAGGGCCTCGGCCTCGGCGGCCAGCCGCTCGGCGTGCGCCAGCGCCTCGGCCTGCCTCCACCAGCTCGACCACGTGGGGCCGCTGGGTTGCCTGTACGTGAAGCCACGCACGTTTAGGGCGTCTAGGTTGAAACTGCGGGAGAATGCTGCCTTTTTCTCGTCGGGCCAGCGGGTGCCGCGCTCCGGCGGATCGGCCAAAATCGCATCAGCCATCGCGCGGATAACGGCACCCTTCAGAGGATGCGGCGTGCTGCCTTTCCGGCCCCATCCCGCGACCAAACTGCGCAGGCGTTCGAGCTCCGCGCGCAGGGCTTTGTTCTCCTTGGCGAATGCGTCGCGCCAGTACTTCGCAACAGCGGCGTCGACGATCGCGTTGAATGCGACGCGCTCCAGCCGGTCGGGCTCATTCGCGAGGGACTGGACATACTGGAACGCCCGTTCGGCTTGCGCTTCGGTGATTCCGCGCACCAGCGGTGCGGGTTTCCCGAGATTGTTGTGGCGTCGAATCGCGCGCAAGGTCTCGGCGAACGCCTCGTCCAGCGTTTTCGGCGTGCGGGTCATCGTTCGGCCCTCGCGCGGGTCATCAACACGACGTTGCCGGCGGTCGGCCGCGTGCAGTATTCGCCCCAGCGACGCATCAGCTCGACGCGCAAGGCGAATAAATCACTGCGCAGGTATGCCGATTCCACCTTGTCGGCGTTGACGTGCGCCAGCGCAGCTTCGCTCACGGATTGCGGAGCGCGTGCGACTTCCTCGCACCACACGCGAAAGCACGCCCGAAAGCCATGCGGCACGATCGGCACGCCGTTGCGGTCGGTCCAGCGCGGCGGGTCACCCTGCATGCGGGCAATGACGCCCGCAAGCGCTTGATCATGCAGCGCGCCACCTCGCGCGGCCGGAAACACCAGGTCATTTCCAGCGAATCGCGGCAAGGTCTCCAGCAGGCGCACGGCGGCATCGGATAGCGGCACCCGGTGTTCGCGCTTCGCCTTCATCCGCTCCGCCGGAATCGTCCACGTGCGGGACTCAAGGTCGACCTCGCGCCAGGTCGCCTTGCGCGCCTCGCCGGATCGCGCGGCGGTCAGGATTGCGAACTCAAGGCAACGCGCGGCGATGCCCTCACGCTCGCGCAGGGCGGCCATGAACTCGGGCATGCGCTCGTAGGGCAGGGCAGCATGATGCTTGGGCAGTTTCACCTTGTTCGGCGGTGGAAGCAGCTTGTCGAGCGCGCCACGCCAGCGGGCCGGGTTGTCGCCGGATCGCAGCCCAATCACCTTCGCATAGTCCAACACCGCTTCGATGCGCTGCCGCAGCCGGCTCGCGGTCTCGGGTTTCGTTGCCCAGATCGGCTTCAGGCACGCGAGCACGTCCTCAAGCGTCACGTCGGCCGGGGGCTTGCCCCCGATGCGCGGGTATGCGTACTGGGTCAGCGTCGCGCTCCATTGCGCTGCATGCTTCCGGCTGCGCCAGCCCGCGCGCCTCATTGCGATCAACTCCCGGGCGATCTCGGCGAACGTCTTCGCCGGCGGCGGTCGCTCCGGTCGCACGACAAGCGCCGGGTCGCGGCCTTCCAGGATCGCCTTGCGCATCTGTGCTGCCAGCGCGCGGGCCTCTTTCAGCGATCGGGCATGCGTCGGTCCTAGCCCGATCTCGCGCACCCGGCCGCCCTGGACGTAGCGGAACACCCAACTGCGCACGCCAGACTCGCGAACGCGCAGGTGCAAGCACCCACCATCGCCATGCCAGCCAACCGGGGCGGTCTCGACCTCGCGGGCCGTCAGCCGATGAATCCTCGCCATGCAACACTCCGCCTAACTTTTCGGTCCTACGTTCGGTCCTACGAGCGAACGCGGCTTGCATCGTATCACGCCGGACTGCCGTGGACGACAAGCTAGGCTAAGTGATTGATCGGGCTAGGATTCGCGGGACGGGTCTGGACTGCGCTAGACTCTCCAGCGGCGGATCGACGGTCCGCCATATACCTTCGCAACTCGTTGATGCGTAACGGGTTTTTTTTCGGGCCTTCGCCGGGTCCTACTCTCGGTCCTACTTTCCGACAGCGCTTGCCCCCCCCGGCGGGTCGAGGTCTCCGGCGATCAGGCGCTGGTGGTCGAGGTCGCCGAGCGGGCGGCTCGCGACGGCCACGGCCGGCGCGCGGCGGTCGCTCATTGGTAGATTCGATTGGACTTCAGCAGCAATCCGTGGCACGCGCGCGCGCGTATCGCACTTCGCGTCTGGCGTCCAATAGATGTTGCATATCGCTCCCCCGGCGCGCGGCGTCAGCACGCCCAAGGCGCGTGGCGAGCAGGTAGGCCAGCAGGACGGCCAGCGGCCGATCACGCGCGAGGCGCGGGTCACTGCCCCCCGCACGTCGGGGCGCTTGCGGCGCTATTCCAACCAAGGCGCATTGCCAGCCGCCCCCCGCTCCAGGGCACGCGCGGCGGCGGTCGGTGCGACCGACTGCTGCGCAAGGCGCATCACGCGCGCCAGCTGGATCGCGCGCTTGGCCTCGCGATCCCGTGCCATCAGCAGGCGGCTGATCTCGTCGATGTTGGCGACGGCGCTGATCCCCTCGGCGTCCAAGCGGTCGATCGCGCGCTGCAAGGTCTCGCAGGTCTCAAGCGCGAGCACGTACTCCTGCAGCAGCGGCTCGCTTGCGCGGCTCCACCAGCCAGCTGGCTGCGAGGCAACGATCGCGCGGAAGCGGGCCTTGCGGGTCTCGGGCCAGCTCTCGGGCGGCTCGGGAAGGTAGTCATCAACGGCGAAGTCGCTTGCGGGTCGATATCTGGTCATGGTCGGTCCTCGTTTGTCCAAAGTTAGCGAAGCAAAGGTGCGGGCCGTGGTAACCTTTCGTTACGCTCGGACTTTCGACCACCCCCTCCCCCGGGGGAGCGGTCGGGCCCCCGGGTCGCATCAGTTCGGGCGTCGCTGCATCTCGTCGAGCCACTCGACGGGCATTTTCGGGATGCTGCGGTCGCTCAACACCTTTAGCCACGTCACCACCCCCTCGCGGTCGCGCGGGTCAGGGCTGCTCAGGTATTCGGCGGCGGCCAGAACGTCGATGTCCCTCATCCAGCGGCGCGCTTCCGCCCAGTCAAGGTTGTGCGCGCGCGCGATCTCGCGAAGCCGGGCCTCGATGTCGGTTACCGACTCGGGCTCGGGCTGCCGATCGGTCGCAACCGTCGCTGCTGTCGCAGTCGCAAGGGCTTCGCGCTCGCTCGGCAGTGCGGCTGTCGCTCCGCGATTCTGGGGCGTTGCGACAGCGACAGTTGCGACAGCAGCGACACTTCCCCCCGACTGCCCCCGAACTGTCGCAACCGTCGCTGCTGTCGCAGTCGCAAACTCATCCGGCGCAGGTTTTCCGCGAATCAGGCTCTTCAGGACCGTCATGCCTCACCCTCCAGCAACGCAGGGTTGACCTCGATCAGCCGGCGGCGGTCGGCGCGAATGACGCGCACGCGCGCCAACTCCTCCAGCTCTTGCAGGGCCGCCCCCAGCCTTTCCTTGTCGCGTACTGGGCCCAGTCGCTGCGCATCCCGAGTCGGGACGGTCCCTACGCGCTCCCGGCGGCAATGCGCGATCAGCCAATCGTCAAGGCGCGCGGCGTCGGCCATCTCGGTCGGTATCGCCAGCTCGCCGAAGAATCGGCGGGCCTCGTGCAGGTACCACGCTGCAATCCGGCTTGCACGCTGGAAGGCGTCGAGCCCGATCGGGCCCATTCCGTGATCGAACACGTGGAACAGCGCTGCCAGCCGTGCGGCGTTCTCGGCGGACCGGGCCGCCACGTCGCAGACGTCGAACAGCTCTCCCCCAGCGCCCAGCTCGGCCTCGACCGCATCGTGATACCCAACCCAAGCGGCTTTCGCTTCTGGCGATAGCGGCAGAAGGCGCGGCGTCAGCGAGCCCCTGTCGTCCATCGGAACTGGCAGCGCGAGCATCTCTCCGATGCGCCGGTGGAACGCGGCCAGCGCGGGCCAGTGCTCGGGTGGCTCCGTGAAGAATCGCGTGCCCTGGGTGGAACGCGGACAGCAGATAAGGAATCTCGCGAGGAATCCGATGCCGCGCGCCAGCGGCCCAGACTTTGCGAAGAACTCGCGCAGGGTTTCGGGCTGCACCAGCAAGGCGACTGATAGCCGCGCGCCCCTCACGGCGAATGATTCGGAAGTGCGGCGGCCGACTACGTGCTCTCCGCCTTCCCAAAGCACGTTCAGCAGGGCAAGGTGGCGCATGATCGTGTCCCGGCTCATAGCGTGCGAACCGAAGACGGTCCCTGCCTCGCTAGACACAACAGCCGATGCCGGCCATACCTTGGCGAGGTGCCAAGCCAGCGCTTCGGGCGTTTCGTCGCCGAGCAGTAGTCGCGGTACGCGCGGCGCGACTGGCGCGCTGCGCTCAAGCTCTAGCAGCTCGGCCTCCAGCTCGGGGCAGGGCTCGCCAGCTTTCGCGGCGGCTTTGATCGCTTGCAAGATGCCCTCACGCCGAGCTTCCCATGCAGCCTGCTCGGCCTTGTATCGCTGAACTTCCGGCGCCATGGCTTCGGCTTGTTCGCGTTCGTACTGCCGCAGCGCTGATACAAAGAAACTGTCGCAGGTCGACTTGCGCTCACCGCTTGAGCCCAATGCGAGCATGTACAAACTCGTCGGGCCGGTCAGGCGCGGCGCGCGTTCAACATCGACGTGCGCTTGCACGGCGACAGACAAGGCGGCAAGGGCCGACGATGCCACCATCGGCAACGGCGCCTGCACGAAGGCTTGGACCTCTTCCACGGCGCCCCTGATGCGGGGTGGCAGGGCGTCGCACGGGTAGGGCTCGGGCTCCAGCTCGGCGGCCAGCGGTCGCGGTGCCGGCCACGGGGCTTCCGCTTCCTCGCGCTTCAGCGGCGCAATCCACGTGCTAGGGGCCTCGGCGCGCGGCGACTTGTCGCGGTGGCCGTTCGCCATTGCCGCGTCTGCCCGACGCTCGAAGTACGCCAAGGCGCGCTCGTAGCGCTCATCAGCCTCGAAGCGCATGCCGCACCTCCCGGTCGAGCGCCAGCCGCACCGACGTGCAGCGCTCGGCGGCCTCGACCGCGCGGGCCCGGTCGGCGTCACCAAGCGGCGCGCCGTCCAGCACGTCGGCGACCAGTGCGGCGACCACTCCCGCTTCGACCGCCAGCACTTCGGCAGCAGCCCGCGCCCCGACCAAAGCCAACCGGTCGCGGTTTTCTCGAAGCTCAGCGGCGGTTTGCGGTTTCGCGCGCGTCGGGAATAGGTCACTCAACGAAAGCCCGATCGCCTCCACGACTTCCCGAACCGAATATCCGGAAAAGTCGTGAATCAGAACTCCGCCCGAATCGGATTCGGCGATGGAAAGCGCTCCGCGCGAGCGCTTGCCGCAAGGAGAATCAGCCCGCCAGCCCGGGCCGGATCGGCGGACGTTCTCAAGGCGCGATAAGACCAGCTCAACGGGCGTCATGATCGCCCCCTTTCGCGGCTTCGATGCGCTCAGCGATCCATTTCTCGATTTCCGACTCGCGCCAAGCGGTGATATTCGGACCGATTTTCACGGGCTTCGGGAATCGCCCTTGGCGAATCCAAAGCCAAGCCGTACTTCGCGAAATACCGACGCGCTCAAGGACTCGCGGAAGGCGCAAAAGCCTTTCGCCTTGCGATGAATGGTGCTGCATACCGTTTGTCCTCCCCGGCCACCATCGGCCGGCGTGGGCCACGGTACGTGGGCTTCGTGCCGTCGTCAAGTCAAAAAGGGGGGCTAAGCGGTTAGCTGCTTGGGGGGTATAGCGGCTAGCCGCGAGGGGGTTTTCCGGGTGGATCGAACTGGATAACCGCGTCCCCCCAGTCAATCTCGGCGGAAAGGCGGTCCAGGGCCTCGGCCTCGGCGGCCAGCCGCTCGGCGTGCGCCAGCGCCTCGGCCTGCCTCCACCAGCTCGACCACGTGGGGCCGCTGGGTTGCCTGTACGTGAAGCCACGCACGTTTAGGGCGTCTAGGTTGAAACTGCGGGAGAATGCTGCCTTTTTCTCGTCGGGCCAGCGGGTGCCGCGCTCCGGCGGATCGGCCAAAATCGCATCAGCCATCGCGCGGATAACGGCACCCTTCAGAGGATGCGGCGTGCTGCCTTTCCGGCCCCATCCCGCGACCAAACTGCGCAGGCGTTCGAGCTCCGCGCGCAGGGCTTTGTTCTCCTTGGCGAATGCGTCGCGCCAGTACTTCGCAACAGCGGCGTCGACGATCGCGTTGAATGCGACGCGCTCCAGCCGGTCGGGCTCATTCGCGAGGGACTGGACATACTGGAACGCCCGTTCGGCTTGCGCTTCGGTGATTCCGCGCACCAGCGGTGCGGGTTTCCCGAGATTGTTGTGGCGTCGAATCGCGCGCAAGGTCTCGGCGAACGCCTCGTCCAGCGTTTTCGGCGTGCGGGTCATCGTTCGGCCCTCGCGCGGGTCATCAACACGACGTTGCCGGCGGTCGGCCGCGTGCAGTATTCGCCCCAGCGACGCATCAGCTCGACGCGCAAGGCGAATAAATCACTGCGCAGGTATGCCGATTCCACCTTGTCGGCGTTGACGTGCGCCAGCGCAGCTTCGCTCACGGATTGCGGAGCGCGTGCGACTTCCTCGCACCACACGCGAAAGCACGCCCGAAAGCCATGCGGCACGATCGGCACGCCGTTGCGGTCGGTCCAGCGCGGCGGGTCACCCTGCATGCGGGCAATGACGCCCGCAAGCGCTTGATCATGCAGCGCGCCACCTCGCGCGGCCGGAAACACCAGGTCATTTCCAGCGAATCGCGGCAAGGTCTCCAGCAGGCGCACGGCGGCATCGGATAGCGGCACCCGGTGTTCGCGCTTCGCCTTCATCCGCTCCGCCGGAATCGTCCACGTGCGGGACTCAAGGTCGACCTCGCGCCAGGTCGCCTTGCGCGCCTCGCCGGATCGCGCGGCGGTCAGGATTGCGAACTCAAGGCAACGCGCGGCGATGCCCTCACGCTCGCGCAGGGCGGCCATGAACTCGGGCATGCGCTCGTAGGGCAGGGCAGCATGATGCTTGGGCAGTTTCACCTTGTTCGGCGGTGGAAGCAGCTTGTCGAGCGCGCCACGCCAGCGGGCCGGGTTGTCGCCGGATCGCAGCCCAATCACCTTCGCATAGTCCAACACCGCTTCGATGCGCTGCCGCAGCCGGCTCGCGGTCTCGGGTTTCGTTGCCCAGATCGGCTTCAGGCACGCGAGCACGTCCTCAAGCGTCACGTCGGCCGGGGGCTTGCCCCCGATGCGCGGGTATGCGTACTGGGTCAGCGTCGCGCTCCATTGCGCTGCATGCTTCCGGCTGCGCCAGCCCGCGCGCCTCATTGCGATCAACTCCCGGGCGATCTCGGCGAACGTCTTCGCCGGCGGCGGTCGCTCCGGTCGCACGACAAGCGCCGGGTCGCGGCCTTCCAGGATCGCCTTGCGCATCTGTGCTGCCAGCGCGCGGGCCTCTTTCAGCGATCGGGCATGCGTCGGTCCTAGCCCGATCTCGCGCACCCGGCCGCCCTGGACGTAGCGGAACACCCAACTGCGCACGCCAGACTCGCGAACGCGCAGGTGCAAGCACCCACCATCGCCATGCCAGCCAACCGGGGCGGTCTCGACCTCGCGGGCCGTCAGCCGATGAATCCTCGCCATGCAACACTCCGCCTAACTTTTCGGTCCTACGTTCGGTCCTACGAGCGAACGCGGCTTGCATCGTATCACGCCGGACTGCCGTGGACGACAAGCTAGGCTAAGTGATTGATCGGGCTAGGATTCGCGGGACGGGTCTGGACTGCGCTAGACTCTCCAGCGGCGGATCGACGGTCCGCCATATACCTTCGCAACTCGTTGATGCGTAACGGGTTTTTTTTCGGGCCTTCGCCGGGTCCTACTCTCGGTCCTACTTTCCGACAGCGCTTGCCCCCCCCGGCGGGTCGAGGTCTCCGGCGATCAGGCGCTGGTGGTCGAGGTCGCCGAGCGGGCGGCTCGCGACGGCCACGGCCGGCGCGCGGCGGTCGCTCATTGGTAGATTCGATTGGACTTCAGCAGCAATCCGTGGCACGCGCGCGCGCGTATCGCACTTCGCGTCTGGCGTCCAATAGATGTTGCATATCGCTCCCCCGGCGCGCGGCGTCAGCACGCCCAAGGCGCGTGGCGAGCAGGTAGGCCAGCAGGACGGCCAGCGGCCGATCACGCGCGAGGCGCGGGTCACTGCCCCCCGCACGTCGGGGCGCTTGCGGCGCTATTCCAACCAAGGCGCATTGCCAGCCGCCCCCCGCTCCAGGGCACGCGCGGCGGCGGTCGGTGCGACCGACTGCTGCGCAAGGCGCATCACGCGCGCCAGCTGGATCGCGCGCTTGGCCTCGCGATCCCGTGCCATCAGCAGGCGGCTGATCTCGTCGATGTTGGCGACGGCGCTGATCCCCTCGGCGTCCAAGCGGTCGATCGCGCGCTGCAAGGTCTCGCAGGTCTCAAGCGCGAGCACGTACTCCTGCAGCAGCGGCTCGCTTGCGCGGCTCCACCAGCCAGCTGGCTGCGAGGCAACGATCGCGCGGAAGCGGGCCTTGCGGGTCTCGGGCCAGCTCTCGGGCGGCTCGGGAAGGTAGTCATCAACGGCGAAGTCGCTTGCGGGTCGATATCTGGTCATGGTCGGTCCTCGTTTGTCCAAAGTTAGCGAAGCAAAGGTGCGGGCCGTGGTAACCTTTCGTTACGCTCGGACTTTCGACCACCCCCTCCCCCGGGGGAGCGGTCGGGCCCCCGGGTCGCATCAGTTCGGGCGTCGCTGCATCTCGTCGAGCCACTCGACGGGCATTTTCGGGATGCTGCGGTCGCTCAACACCTTTAGCCACGTCACCACCCCCTCGCGGTCGCGCGGGTCAGGGCTGCTCAGGTATTCGGCGGCGGCCAGAACGTCGATGTCCCTCATCCAGCGGCGCGCTTCCGCCCAGTCAAGGTTGTGCGCGCGCGCGATCTCGCGAAGCCGGGCCTCGATGTCGGTTACCGACTCGGGCTCGGGCTGCCGATCGGTCGCAACCGTCGCTGCTGTCGCAGTCGCAAGGGCTTCGCGCTCGCTCGGCAGTGCGGCTGTCGCTCCGCGATTCTGGGGCGTTGCGACAGCGACAGTTGCGACAGCAGCGACACTTCCCCCCGACTGCCCCCGAACTGTCGCAACCGTCGCTGCTGTCGCAGTCGCAAACTCATCCGGCGCAGGTTTTCCGCGAATCAGGCTCTTCAGGACCGTCATGCCTCACCCTCCAGCAACGCAGGGTTGACCTCGATCAGCCGGCGGCGGTCGGCGCGAATGACGCGCACGCGCGCCAACTCCTCCAGCTCTTGCAGGGCCGCCCCCAGCCTTTCCTTGTCGCGTACTGGGCCCAGTCGCTGCGCATCCCGAGTCGGGACGGTCCCTACGCGCTCCCGGCGGCAATGCGCGATCAGCCAATCGTCAAGGCGCGCGGCGTCGGCCATCTCGGTCGGTATCGCCAGCTCGCCGAAGAATCGGCGGGCCTCGTGCAGGTACCACGCTGCAATCCGGCTTGCACGCTGGAAGGCGTCGAGCCCGATCGGGCCCATTCCGTGATCGAACACGTGGAACAGCGCTGCCAGCCGTGCGGCGTTCTCGGCGGACCGGGCCGCCACGTCGCAGACGTCGAACAGCTCTCCCCCAGCGCCCAGCTCGGCCTCGACCGCATCGTGATACCCAACCCAAGCGGCTTTCGCTTCTGGCGATAGCGGCAGAAGGCGCGGCGTCAGCGAGCCCCTGTCGTCCATCGGAACTGGCAGCGCGAGCATCTCTCCGATGCGCCGGTGGAACGCGGCCAGCGCGGGCCAGTGCTCGGGTGGCTCCGTGAAGAATCGCGTGCCCTGGGTGGAACGCGGACAGCAGATAAGGAATCTCGCGAGGAATCCGATGCCGCGCGCCAGCGGCCCAGACTTTGCGAAGAACTCGCGCAGGGTTTCGGGCTGCACCAGCAAGGCGACTGATAGCCGCGCGCCCCTCACGGCGAATGATTCGGAAGTGCGGCGGCCGACTACGTGCTCTCCGCCTTCCCAAAGCACGTTCAGCAGGGCAAGGTGGCGCATGATCGTGTCCCGGCTCATAGCGTGCGAACCGAAGACGGTCCCTGCCTCGCTAGACACAACAGCCGATGCCGGCCATACCTTGGCGAGGTGCCAAGCCAGCGCTTCGGGCGTTTCGTCGCCGAGCAGTAGTCGCGGTACGCGCGGCGCGACTGGCGCGCTGCGCTCAAGCTCTAGCAGCTCGGCCTCCAGCTCGGGGCAGGGCTCGCCAGCTTTCGCGGCGGCTTTGATCGCTTGCAAGATGCCCTCACGCCGAGCTTCCCATGCAGCCTGCTCGGCCTTGTATCGCTGAACTTCCGGCGCCATGGCTTCGGCTTGTTCGCGTTCGTACTGCCGCAGCGCTGATACAAAGAAACTGTCGCAGGTCGACTTGCGCTCACCGCTTGAGCCCAATGCGAGCATGTACAAACTCGTCGGGCCGGTCAGGCGCGGCGCGCGTTCAACATCGACGTGCGCTTGCACGGCGACAGACAAGGCGGCAAGGGCCGACGATGCCACCATCGGCAACGGCGCCTGCACGAAGGCTTGGACCTCTTCCACGGCGCCCCTGATGCGGGGTGGCAGGGCGTCGCACGGGTAGGGCTCGGGCTCCAGCTCGGCGGCCAGCGGTCGCGGTGCCGGCCACGGGGCTTCCGCTTCCTCGCGCTTCAGCGGCGCAATCCACGTGCTAGGGGCCTCGGCGCGCGGCGACTTGTCGCGGTGGCCGTTCGCCATTGCCGCGTCTGCCCGACGCTCGAAGTACGCCAAGGCGCGCTCGTAGCGCTCATCAGCCTCGAAGCGCATGCCGCACCTCCCGGTCGAGCGCCAGCCGCACCGACGTGCAGCGCTCGGCGGCCTCGACCGCGCGGGCCCGGTCGGCGTCACCAAGCGGCGCGCCGTCCAGCACGTCGGCG